AGCGTACAAGGATGGAAAGTGCCTGAAATACAACAATGAAGTGGAGCGAAAAGATGAGAGAACAAACATTTGAAGATATCCTGTGCATGATTAAAAGATCGTGCGACAAGAATTTTTACAAAGGCACTGATTACGATGGGATGAAACAGGAAATTGTAAGGTGTGCTACAGATATTTACATTGAGCAGATGCGACAGAACGGAGGAAAAGAAGATGAATAGAGACCTTTTTAAAGCAAAGAGAAAAAGCTGGAAAGAACTTCCGAAAGAGGAATGGTGGGTTGAAGGATATTTATTTGATGATGGAATGCCAGAACCGAAACATTATTTTATTGGCGGGATAATCGTTAAACCGTATGAAGGTACAGCATGCGACAAATGGAATGTAGTTGGCATTGATTTTTATGAGATTGATATAAACACCCTCTGCCAGTACACCGGACTTACCGACAAGAATGGTAAGAAGATTTGGGAGAATGACCTTTTAGGACACAAACTGAATCGCGTTGAATTTTTAAATGGAACATACTGCATAAATGGAGATAGATCTTTATTTTTCGAAGCGAACACAAATGAAGTCATTGGCAATATTTTTGACAATCAAGAGATGTTGGAGGTGGAGTGATGAACGCATTAGAGAAGATCGTGGAAGAAATCGAATCCATGAAAAATGACGCCTACGAAACACTGAAGGAAGAAAAGAAAAGACATGGAGCGAGCAAAACAGCAGAAGAGCTGGAAAGCTATCTTTATGGCTTGACCTGTGCAGTAGATATTGTGGAGAAATATGTGGGTAAGGAGAATGTGGAATGAACGTACTAGAGAAGATCTTGGAAGAGATTGAAGATCATGCGATAGAGTTTGAATCATTCGGAATGTGTGATGATTATGTAAGTGTTGGTTGGGCAAAAGACATTATCCGTTCTCATATGGGCGATGTTCCGAAGTGCAGAGAATGCAGCCGAAGAAAATTTTATATGCAAGGATATGAAGATGGGAAGAAAAATGACGGTTGGATTCCGGTAAGCGAGAAATTGCCGGAAGTCGGAAAAATGGTAAAAGTTACTGTACACTCATCTGAATGGATTGGAGACTATTATTCATACTGGGTCCCAGAAGAAGAAAAGACATACCATCCGGAAGAGCGCAATGTGTACGACGGATACATAGATAGAGTGGGTATGTGGAAATTTTGTGATGATGGAGGTTCGGTCTACGCTTGCGACAAAGAATTTGGGACAGATAAGGAAATAGTGTACGATGTCGTGACAGCGTGGATGCCGAAAGAACAGATAGAACCATACAAGGAGAAATAACATGGACATCATAATCACAATCGCATTCCTAGCCCTGTACTATATCCTGGGGCTTGGAACAGTGATTACTTTAAAGACAGGAATCGAAGAGGAAGTAGAGCTAGAAGGAGCAGATTATCTTCTGGCTGGAGGGTTTCCGATACTGTTATTTGTGATTTTTTTAGATTGGATTGTGCGAAAGATAGTGAGGTAGGATGATGAAAAAATTTAACTGGGATGAATTTAAAAATAAAGACAATAAGATTGTGATGCATTGTAAGACTGAGGAAGAAGCAAAAGATTTCTGCAGGCAGATGCACGGACATGGAATGAAATGGTGCACAGGCAAAAGTTATATGGAAAAGACGAATTATGAAAAGTGCAAAGGAGAAACATGCTATACAGGATCCGGAATGCTCTCATCGTATCGGTACTACAATAGCGAAGGATACGAAATCTTAGAATGGAGTGATTACATGCAGAAAGAATTTACAAAGGCGGATCTGGAAGACGGGATGGTAGTTGAACAAAGAGATGGCAACATGTATCTTGTATTGGCTGGGAAGGCAGTAAGAAAAGGCAGATGCAATCATATAGACGGTTACACTGATGACTTGAAATGGGAAGGGTATACAGGAGGAGACATCGTTAAAGTCTATAGGATTACTCCGGAATCACTCGGATGCATAGAAGATGTGTTTATTAAAAGCAACCTTGAACTCATTTGGGAACGCACCGAAACAAAGAAAATGACCATCGAGGAAATGCGACAGAAGCTTGAAGAGCTGACAGGAGAAGAGATCGAGGTGACGGCATGAGAGGAACCTTAAAGCACAGACGCAGCGCAAAGGAAATGAAACGGGATCGAGAAGATCATTTTGCTGATCTGGCTGAACATGAACCAACAGAGAATGCCAAGAAGTGGATGCAAAGAGGTGCGTACTCTGTGGAAGACTGCTTAAGAAAATGGGGAGTAGATACGAAAGGGAGTGTTGCCAGTGGACAAGAAGATACTGATTGAGTATGCAGACATGAAAGAAGAGATAAAAGAACTGAGACGTAGGATTGCAGAGGATAAAAAGAAAATAGAGCAACTGAACAAGATTACTGTGCAAGATTCTGTTGCATGTGGAAAGAAAGGCAACAAACCATTGCGAACAGTGAAAATAACAGGCTTCCCACAAAGAGAATATGAAAAACGTGAGTTTTTACTTGAAAAGCGCATTGCAAAGCTGCAGATGTTGGAGACGGATCTTCTGGAGAAACAGATACAGGTAGAGGAATATATAGGACAAATTAAAAAAAGCGAAATCCGGATGATTCTCAGATTTTATTATATTGATGATCTAAGTTGGGTACAGGTCTCACATAGGATGAATGAAGTATTCCCAAAGAAAAGGAAAGCATATACAGAGGACAGTTGCCGATGCAAACATAACAGATATTTAGAAAAATTTGAGAAAACGACGGAAACGACGGTTTTAAAATGCTAATATGGTATAAAGCCGAAAGGAACAAGCTGGACGGCTAAGGTGTTTTTAGTTTTCCTCCTAAAGACAACCAGTAAAACCACACACAAATTACAAAAGGGCGTCTTGCATGAAAATGCAGGGCGTTTTTTGTATAAATGTTGATCGGACATAGCTCAGTCGGTTAGAGCAGAAGCCTTATAAGCTGTGTGTCACGGGTTCGATTCCCGTTGTCCGGATTAAAAACCTCTGAGAAAAGTGTTGACATACGTATACGTATGTGGTATTATATAGTTGTAAGGAGGTGAGATACAAATGAGACAAAAGAAAAAGTCCAAAATCGATATAAAGACATTGGCGGTCAGTGCGATTCTGGACTTATTCGTTGGAATCCTTTTAATGATTCTCGACAAGCTATTTAATTAGCTAAGAGGGGCGAAAGCCCTTCTTCAAAATAAATATAACATGAAAGCTCATTTGTGTAAAGGATGTTGTGGAAGTTAGGAATATTCTTCATTGCTATAGGAATAGCAAAGCTGGTTTATTGCCTCATAAAGAAAGTGAGGGATGAGCATGCTCGGTAATGAAGAAAGGAAACAGAGACCACAAGATAAGTGGGATGAGAAAGCAGGGTTAGTTCCAAAAACATATAAGATTAACAAGAAAGTAGCAGAAGAGTTCAAGGAAGCCTGCAAAGAATCTGGTGTTGCGATGGGAACACAGCTTACAAAGCTGATGAAGCAATTTGTAGAAGAAGTGAATAATGGAAAATAGCAGAGAGCATCTGGCGAAAGCCGGATGCTTTTCTGCGTCCTGAGCAAAGACGATAAAAGGCTCTGGGCAAAAGCCTACACTGTGCGACATCGCACAAATATAGCAGGATAGAGCAGTGGAAGCTCGTCAGTCTCCTTAGCTGAAGGTCGAAGGTTCGATTCCTTCTCCTGCAATTGAGGTGAGAATATGACAGAACATGAGATTGCATTTGTAAAGAAATGCATAAGAGAAAATATCCACAGATTCTATACATGGGGCAAGTGGAAAGCATTGAGAGAACAGGTGTTAAAGCTTGATAAATATGAATGTCAGTTATGTAAGAAACGTGGAAAGTATACAAAGGCAACGACGGTTCATCATGTGAATTATGTAAAGAAGCATCCAGATAAAGCATTGGAAATCTGGTACAGCTTTAGAGGTGAGAAACGGAGAAACCTGATCAGTCTGTGTCATGATTGTCATGAAGAGGTTCATGGATATCGAAAGCAAAAGAAAAAAGAACCGATGACAGAGGAAAAATGGTAAAGAAGAATCAAATTGTCAGGATACCCCCGGTCGAAAAAAATCGGGTTTTAATTTGCCACGTAGAGACCGGTGGGTGCTCCCGACAAAAGAAATTTCTCGTGCGCGCGTGACGGAGGGGGTGGTATAAGGGCGAGAAAAACAAGAAAAGAATTATTGCGAGTGGAAATTAAAGAGGACCTTCTTGATCAGCTGGTCCGGAATGGAACCACAGGGAAATATTACATCGACTTGGTCGATAAATATATGGACTTCTGGGACCTGGAGAACGAACTGATCGCAGACATTAAAAAGAGAGGCGCTATCGTTGAATATAATAATGGAGGAGGTCAAAAAGGGCAAAAGAAAAATGACTCGATAGATCAAAGAATTAAGGTCAATGCTCAAATGCTTAAAATACTGGACAGCCTAGGAATTAAGCCGGTTGGCGATGATTCGGGAGATGATGAAGATGAGCTGTAACATACATCCATATATTCAGGAATGGATTGATATAGTTGAGAAAAAGATCTATGCAGTATGCGAAGAGCAGGAGCTGCTTGTCGCGCATGTAAAATGGTGTTTTGAGCATGAAGATATTTATATAGATTGTGATCAGTTGGAGAAATATATCGGGATGTCAAAATACTTCCCGTTTGAAGAAATATTTCCCTGGCAGAAGTTTGTGATCGGACTGCACGATTGCACATATTGGAGAGAATCCGGGCTTCCAAGATGGCCGGATTTATTCTGTATGTTGGGGAGAGGAGCGGGAAAAGATGGTACAATTGCGCTCGAATCAGTGTGTTTAATGTCCCCACATAATGGAATCAGAGAGTACGATGTAGATATCTGCGCCAATAATGAGGACCAGGCAATGCGTCCAGTCCATGACGTGATAAACGCATTTGAACGACCGTCTGTGATAAAGAAATTAAAGAAATTCTTCCGATGGACGAAAGAACAGGTTTTATGCTTGAAAACAAAGTCTATTATGAAGGGAAGAACAAACAGTCCGAAAGGAAAAGACGGTCTTCGTTCTGGAATCTGTATTTTTAATGAGATCCATCAATATGAAGACTATAAGAATATAAACGTCTTTACGACAGGACTTGGTAAGAAGAAACATCCAAGACGTTCTTACTACACGACAAATGGTGATGTGCGGGAAGGACCGCTGGATGATCTGCTGGAAACTTCCGAACAGATCTTACGGGGCGGCGAACCGGATAATGGGTTATTACCATTTATCTGTAAACTGAATAAAAAGGAAGATGTGGATCAGGAAGAAAACTGGCCAATGGCAAATCCATCGTTGCCATATCTGCCAAGTCTTATGGAAGAGATCAGGAAAGAATACAGGGAATGGAAGAAAAATCCGAGAAGACTTCCGGCATTTATGACAAAACGAATGAATATTCCGGAAAATGCGGAAGAAATGAGTGTAACGGAGTGGGACAATATCAAAGCGACCAACATCTTACTGCCGGATCTGGAAAGATGGAGCTGTGTATGTGGAATTGACTATACAAAATTAACAGATTGGGCTTCCGTAGATCTTCATTTCCGAGATGGAGATGAACGGTTTGATATCAGCCATTCATGGATGTGCCTAAATTCGAAAGATATTCCGAGGATCAAGGCTCCATGGAAAGAATGGGCGGATTCCGGAAGACTGACGCTTGTAGATGACGTGGAAATACATCCGTCATTGCTTACAAATTATATACAGGAAGCAAAACGCACATACAATATCAAAGCTTTAGCCTTGGATGATTTCCGTTTTGCATTGATCGGAAAATATCTGCAGGAAATAGGATTTGATATGAAAGTGAATAAGAATCTGAAGCTGATCCGGCCATCAGACATTATGAAAGTGGCACCTCTGATTGATAGCTGCTTTGTAAATCAATGGTTGCGCTGGGGAGATGCTCCAGAATTAAGGTGGGCC